ATCGAACTAGAGAATGGCTCTAAGATTCTTTCATCAGCTACCTCGTCCTCAGCCACTCGCGGCGGTTCATTTAACCTACTATACCTAGATGAATTTGCGTTCGTACCTAATAACATTCAGGATGAGTTCTTCGCATCAGTTTATCCTACTATTACTTCAGGTCAAAACACCAAGGTTATTATTACATCCACGCCTAATGGCATGAACATGTTCTATAAGATCTGGACTGACAGTGTTAATAAGAAAAACACTTATGCTAGGACATCCGTTCACTGGTCCATGATTCCAGGTCGTGATGAGAAGTGGAAGAAACAAACTATCGAGAATACCAGCGAAAGGCAGTTCCGACAGGAATATGAATGCGAATTTTTAGGTTCATCTAATACTCTTATTGATGCCTCTAAGCTAGGAACTATACCTTACGCCGATCCAATATCTAAAAAGGGTAGTGTTGACAAGTTTGAAGAAGTTATCCCAGGGCACACTTACCTTATATCTGTGGATACCTCCAGAGGCTCTGGGATCGATTACTCAGCTTTCATAGTGTTTGACATTACTTCGGTCCCTTATAAGGTGGTTGCCAAATATCGAGATAATGAAATCGAGTCTCTTGTTTATCCTACCATCGTATACAATGTAGGTAGACACTACAATTATGCATATGTTCTAGTCGAGGTGAATGACATTGGCCAGCAGGTAGCTGATATTCTACTCCATGACCTTGAGTATGAAAACGTCCTTTCTACGAGATCGAAGGGTAGAGCTGGCCAGGGCATAGGTGGAGGAGCTGGGATTAAGTATGGTCTAGGGGTTCGTACTACCACTCAGGTAAAGCGTATCGGCTGTGCTAACTTTAAGAGCCTTGTTGAGAACGATAAAATAATAATTAATGATTATGACCTATTGTATGAGATGTTCAGATTTATTGAGCATAACAACAAATACGAAGCCGAAGAAGGAGAACACGACGATCTGGTGATGTGTTGCGTATTATTCTCTTGGCTCGTGCATCAAGAATATTTCAAAGAACTTTGTGATAACGATGCAAGATTAGAGGTATTGTCCAGCAACCAAAAATTGATCGAAGAAAACCTAATACCTTTTGGATTTATCGATGATTCTTGGGTTGATTCAGATGCAATAGATGATACAGACCAACAATTTAATAACTGGTTCAACCTTTAAGCTTAGTATCCGGTTTTTATAAATAATACAGTAAGGCGCTCTATAAGCATCTATTTTGGGATAAGGGAGAATTAACAATGGCATTTCAAGTAAGCCCAGGAATTAACGTCAGCGAGATTGATCTCACAACGGTTATTCCAGCAGTTTCAACAACCACTGGCGGTATCGCTGGTATTTTTCGTTGGGGTCCAATCGGTCAGCTAGTTCTAGTTGATTCAGAAGCATCACTAGTCAAGCGTTTTGGTGCACCAAACAGCACCAATTATGAAACCTTTTTCACAGCTGCTAACTTCCTAGCATATGGTAATTCGCTATTAGTAAGCCGCGCTGCTAGCACTGCCAATACAACAGCCAATGATGCTTTCTCCGCTGTCGCCGATTCTACTGGTGCAGTAGCCTCTGCTGTTGCAGCTGGCACTTATTCTGGTGCTAATGTCCAGAGCGGATTCTTTATTAATAATGAAGATGATTATAACAATTCTTCCAATTCTTCAGCCACCGGCAACTTTGCTGCTAACACAAATTTCAAGTATATTGCTCGTTATCCTGGCGCAATGGGTTCAAGTTTACAAGTATCTCAGGTTGCAACTGCTACTCAGTATTCTTCAAACTTAGTTTCTCTAGCAAATACTACCTTTGCTATTAACTCAAATACCGCAGTATTCGCATTCAACGATACTGCTGCAACAATCAACGCTGCAACTGTTACTGCTAATCTAGCTTCAACTATCGCCTGGAATGCAATTACTGTTGGTGACTATATTACTGTAGGTAATAGCACTATCGGTACTCAGAACCTTCAGGTATCCTCTAAGGGTGCTATTCCAGTATTCGTAGCTAATGTTGGCACAATGAACAGCAATACTACACTAACGGGATTAACTAGCACAGCATTGATTACTCCTGGTATGGTTGTATCAGCTAGTGTTGATGGTATTCCTGCAGGTACTACTGTAGTCAGTAAAGCAAACACTACTGCTGTAACACTAAGTGCTGCAGCAACTGCTACCGGTCCAGCTAACTTACACTTTGCTGGTGAAACTTTAAATATCTCGTTCTACAGCCCATATACTTTATCTTCAGCCTTCACAGTTTCAACTGGTGCCATTGGTCGTCTATGGCAGTATTACGGTGTAGCTCCTTCAGCTCCTGGTCAGTCAACCTATGTTTCGACATATGGTAATACTTCTGCCAATGATGAGTTGCATATTGTAGTTTCAGATGCTCTTGGCCAGTTCACTGGTACTCCTGGACAGATTCTAGAAGTATATACTGGTTTGTCACGTGCTACAGATGCAATGACTCCCGATGGCTCAACAAATTACTATGCGGATGTAATCAATAAGAATTCGCAGTATATCTGGTTTGCAAACCATCGTCAGTCAAGCGGTTATGTCGCTAATGCGGCTCTAATTGCTTCACAGTCAAATACAACACCAATGACCATCCAGTTCGCTGGCGGTCAAGACGGTGCTGCTGAAGGTACTCCAGTAATTGGCGCTCTAACAACTGCTTATGACTTATTCAAGTCAACTGAAACTTCCTCTGTTTCTCTACTTCTAACAGGTAAATCAGACGATACAAATACAACTCAGTTAGCTAACTATGTAATTCAGAACGTCGCCCAGCCTCGTATGGATTGTGTTGTGTTCGTATCACCTAATAAGGCAACTGTTGTCAATAATGCTGGTAACGAAGCTACTTCTGTAGTGAACTTCCGCAATGGTCTAACGAACTCCTCTTATGCTGTTCTAGACTCTGGCTACAAGTATCAGTACGACAAGTATAGCGACATCTATCGCTATGTCCCACTAAACGGTGACATTGCTGGTCTATGCGCTTATACTGATAATGCTAAGGATCCATGGTGGTCACCTGCTGGTTTTAATCGCGGTCAGATTAAGAATGTTGTTAAGCTTGCTTTCAATCCAAGCAAGGCACAGCGCGACCTTCTATATCCAAATGCAGTAAACCCAGTTGTAACTTTCCCAGGTCAGGGTACAGTTCTATTCGGTGACAAGACTCTACAGTCCAAGTCTTCTGCTTTCGATCGTATTAACGTTCGCAGATTGTTTATCGTTCTTGAGAAAGCAATTTCGGCTGCTTCTCAGTACTCACTCTTTGAGTTCAACGATGCCTTTACTCGGTCACAGTTCGTATCATTAGTTACTCCATTCCTACAGGATGTGCAAGGTAGACAGGGTATCTATGACTTCCGTGTTGTTTGCGATGAATCAAACAATACTGCGCAGGTTATCGATTCCAACCAATTCGTTGGTGACATCTATGTCAAGCCAGCCAAGTCTGTAAACTTCATCCAGCTAAACTTTGTAGCTGTTAGGACTGGCGTGGACTTCTCCGAAATCGTAGGTAAATTCTAATAAATATAAAGAAAACAGGAGAAACTAAAGATGTCCTTTAATATTAATGAAATTAAGGCTCAACTAACGGGTGGCGGCGCAAGGCAGTCACTCTTCAGCGTTCAGTTCAATAACCCAGCTAATGGTACAAGCAACATTAAGGTTCCATTCATGGTCAAGGCTTCTTCTATTCCAGAAGCCAGACTAGGAAACATTCAGGTTCCTTATTTTGGTCGTAAAGTAAATATTGCTGGTGATCGGACTTATGCTGAATGGTCAGTAACAGTAATCAATGATGAAGATTTTCTAATCCGTAATGGTTTAGAACAGTGGTCGAATGCTATCAATTCTTTTGCTGGTAATCTTCGTAGCTTTGGCAGTTCGTCACCATTACTTTATAAGTCTCGCGCTACTGTAACTCAGTATGGCAAAACAGGCGATACACTTCGCGAATACGCTTTCCACGGTATTTATCCAATGGATATCGCACCAATCGCTTTAGACTGGAATACTACAGACCAGATCGAAGAGTTTAACGTAACATTCATGTATGATTACTGGGATGTTTCAAATGGAAAAACTGGTAATGCAGGTGGCGCATAAATATAATATACCAGTCGGTGTGCCAATGATTGATTTAGGTTATGGTTTTATTGAGAAAAGGATTTAATCGATGCGCATCTTCGGTTTCGAAATCAAGAGAGAAGAAGAGCGTTTAGACATTCCGTCATTTACTCCTAGGGAGTCAGATGACGGTGCACTAGTCGTTTCAGCTGGTGGTACATTCGGTACATACCTTGATCTTGAAGGTTCAGCCAAAACAGAAGCAGAAATTGTTGCTAAGTATCGTGAGATGGCAATTCAACCAGAAGTTGATATTGCTATCAGCGACATCATATCAGAAGCTATTGTAAAAGAAAGCAAAGAAAAAATCGTTGAGATTGATCTTGATGATTTAGATTACACTGACAATATTAAAGATAGAATTACTCAAGAGTGGGATAAGATCTCTGAGTTATTTGATTTTAATAACTATGGTTATGAAATTTTTAAGCGTTGGTATGTTGATGGTCGCATTTATTACCATGTAATGATCGATGTTAATGATCCTCGCTCTGGCATTAAAGAATTACGTTACATTGATCCTCGTAAGATCCGTAAGATCCGCGCTGTTAAGCGTGTTCGTAAGGATATGGTATATACTAACGTAACAGACAGCGAATTCTACATGTATAATGAAAGAGGCTTCAAAGGTGCCTCTGCCACTGGTATGGATAACCAGGGTCTTCAAATTGCAAAAGATTCTATACTACATGTAACATCAGGCGTAGTTGATAAAGATAATAAGATTGTACTTGGTTATTTGCATAAAGCGATTAAGCCACTCAATCAATTACGCATCCTTGAAGATGCTACAGTAATTTATCGTATTGCTCGTGCACCTGAACGTCGTATCTTTAGTATTGACGTTGGCAACCTTCCTAAGATGAAGGCTGAACAGTATGTCCGTGATATGATGACAAAACATAAAAATCGTTTAGTGTATGATGCTACAACAGGTAATGTAAGAGACGATCGTAAGTTTCTTACCATGCTAGATGACTATTGGTTCCCACGTCGTAGTGATGGTGGTGGTACTCAGGTACAGACATTAGCATCAGGCGGCAACTTAGGCGAAATGGCTGACGTTGAGTATTTCGAAAAGAAATTATATCAGTCACTTAATGTTCCTACATCACGCTTACAAGGTGA